ATCTTTGAAAAGGAACCAGATGAGCGTAAAATTTACTGGTATTGGTCCCACAAGGGAGGTATAGGTAAAACTGTATTTTCTAAATTTCTAACGATGAAGTATGGGGCTATATGTCTACATGGTAAAGGAGCTGATGTTCGCAATGGGGTTCTCGATTACTATAATAAGAATGGAGATACTCCCGGATTGATTGTTTACCCTATACCCCGTTGTCACGGGGCTGAATATTGTAGTTACGAGTCTCTAGAGAATGTCAAGGATATGTATTTCTATTCTGGTAAGTATGAAGGCGGACAGGTTTGCGGAAACCCGCCGCACCTTATTGTTTTTGCAAATGAGCCACCTAATAAAGGTAAAATGAGTCTAGATAGGTGGGATATTGTCTGTATTGACCCTGAAAATGCTCCTGAGCAAATTTATTTCTAAAGATATAGAAAAAAATGTTTTTTTCTATAGATTCAATGGCGACTGTCTTGCTCGCCTCGGGGCTATCGTGCCTCACCCGTCGTCGTCGCGTCGCTCACGTATATAGGGACCTTTCAGGTCCAGTGCTACTCATTCATTTCACACTTCGTGTTCAACGTTCATTCGATACACACTTATTCTGCTGCATAACCTGTGATGAGTGAACTCATACTTACAGTAGGATACTCAAGGTCTACTAAGGAGTTGTTGCTGAATATTACGATAAATCTCTTTTGTTCTGGGTTGATTTCGGAGTAGTTCAATGATGAACTGGATTCTCCTTGACCAGATGATTTGAAAAGGGTAGAACCGTAATTGATTTTCGCCTGGCAGCGATGCAATATGCCAGTACGAGTACCTCTTCCTGTATTTCCGGTGCTACCTGCTGCGCCTCCAGAGGCTCCGCCTAATGTCTCAAATTCAAGTCTCTTAATAATGCGATATTTTGCATTATTAACAAATGCCCCATATCCGCTATCTTGCGAAAGCGAATCGAGGGGCGTACAATAATCGTCGTTCCTGGTCATTGCAGTCATGCCGCCAGTGTCCGTATAGGTCTGGCTGGCAGTCTTACTCTGAAGCTGTATGATAAATGCTGTAAAGGACAATGGTGATTGTTCACTACCACTAGTGATTGTTAAGTCAATATATTGTTTATTGACTACCACTTTACTCCTCAGTACAGTATTGTTCTGAGGCGATGGCGTCATTGTGACATTCCAAGGGACTGGAAGTGCCACTATATTATTTAATGCAGCTGGAGCTACAGTAGACGGTCCCGATGTTAAGGGTATAATTAACGGGTACGCTGTTACAGCTACGTCCGTGAATCCACAATGCCATCTCATCCTCTCTTTAGTCAGATTGAGATGCTGTTTAATTGCTATGATTTGATTCTGTGTAGATGCGATTTGCCGCTTTTGATTACGGGCTGTTGGACGTGATTTGCGTATTCTACGCTTGTTGCGCGTTGCTGTAGATTTTCTACGTGGCATTCTTATATATATACCACAGAAAATAATTTCCTATAAGGAGCGTTAACTAGTCTTTAAGTACATACGCTACGCTCAGGGGATATTTACTTAAAGATAATTTCTATATAGATAGTATAGATGAAAAGTAGTTCTCAAAGTTCGAACAAAGTCAGTGAGTCGGGTAATAGTATAACCGACTCTTCTCCTGTGAAAAAGCAGATAAGCCCTTCGAAGAGATGGGCTTTTACGATGAATAACTATATTGAAGAAGAATATAGTACGATTGTTCGCTTAATTAGGGAGTATTGTAAGAAGGCAATTGTAGCGAAAGAAGTAGGCAAAGGGGGTACCCCACATTTGCAAGGTTATCTGGAATTTACGGTCAAACGGAGACCAAGAAGTGTATTTAAAATGGTTGATACGTCGCCTTCGCTCGAAGTCGCTATCGCTATCGCTAGCGGCAAGCGTTGGCCTATGGCTATACATTGGGAGAAAGCCAAAGGTACACTTGAAGATAACTTACGTTATTGTTCTAAAGATGATAAAAATCCATTTGTATGGGGATGTACTATCCCTAAAGAGATTAAAGAAGTCAAAACCCTTAAGATTGAAGATTTATATGACTGGCAAAAGGAGCTGGTAACTATCTTTGAAAAGGAACCAGATGAGCGTAAAATTTACTGGTATTGGTCCCACAAGGGAGGTATAGGTAAAACTGTATTTTCTAAATTTCTAACGATGAAGTATGGGGCTATATGTCTACATG